AGCATGGACTGCACTGGAACTTAGTCTTGACCGTGAAGAGGAACTAATCGATGTACGGAGGTCCGATGAGTGGTAATTCAAAACGTAAACCAAAGTATTTCTCTAACAATTGGAGACAGGTAAAGGAGTTACCTGAGGAGATAATCCCACAACTAGAGGCTGAGGAGATCTTGGAGAAGAACTGGTCATTAGTTCCATCTAAGAATGTCATCATCCGTTGTGAGGATCGTAAATCAGGTAAGGTAAAGGAGTTCTCGTTTCAACGAGAGAGTGCATGTGTGAGTCGCATCAAACGTATGCAAGACACACACCATATTGTTATTTGCACTGACGATATCGTTGGTGTTGTACTACAGGATGAAGATGAGTCTGATTACGATTGAACAGTTTGAAGAGCTTACTGAGGATTATCCTGATCTTGCTCAATGCTATGACCTGAATCAATTCGACACCGAAGACCTTTATGGTGACACCTGCCCAGATCAATGAACAGATTGAATTAGAACGTGAAGCGATACGACATGGTGTCGATAGGTTAACTAAGAACACCAAAGACCTACAAGATAAGGAGTATGCTAGTGCTACTGTGTATGGTGCTGCTAGTATTGAGCAGTTGTTACCCGTTCTTGTTGAACGCATTGAGCAAACTAATTATCGTATCCATCACGGTCATACAGGACGGGCTTTTGCTGAGATCAAGGAATTCCTTGTTGATCTAGAGCCAGTGGCTGCTGCCAGTATTGCATTGAAGGTTACATTTGATAAGTCATTCTCCACTAAGGAGGATGGTAACAAGCTTGTCAATGTATGTAACGCTATTGGTAATGCACTTGAGGACGAATGTCAGATGAGACATTACGAACGTAATGCACCTGGGTTACTTGCTGTCCTCAAGAAGAACTACTGGCATAAAGCTATTGGTACACGTCAGAAACTCACTGTCATCCAGACAATGATGAATAGGTGTGAGGTGAAGGCGTGGAAACCTTGGGGTTCTGTTAATCGTGTTAAGTTAGGTGGTTGGCTTCTTGATTGTATCATTGAGGTCAGTGGTTGGTTTGATAAATTCAGTCAACGCAGGGGAATGAAGACTGTACAATTTGTCATACCTACACCTAGGTTTCTTGCAATCAAAGATAAACTGATGCAAGATGCAGAGTTGTTTGCTCCGTCTGCTTGGCCGATGTTGATTCCTCCTAATGATTGGAGTAACGACTCCAAGGGTGGGTATCTCCTTAATGAGGTGATGCGTGGTCATGATATGGTGCGGAGAGGCGACAGCCACCTTAAACAGGGGGAAGCACCGATTGAATTCTTGAACAAGATTCAGAAGGTTGCGTATTGCTTGAATCCATTCATTGTGGATGTAGCTGAGCAATTGTATGACCTTCAACGGTGCGTTGGTAAATTCCTACCAATTGTTAATTACGATCTTCCACCTAAGCCTGTTGACATTGCTGACAACAGGGACGCACGTAAAGATTACAGACGACGTGCTGCTGAGGTAATGAACCTCAATGCCCAACAGTTCAAGAGATCATGTCGTACACGTATGACACTTGAGGCTATTCAACGCTTCAAAGATGTTGAGCAGTTCTATATCCCGTGGTCTTTTGATTATCGTGGTAGGGCTTATCCTATCCCTGCTTTCCTTACTCCTCAAGATACGGACTTTGGAAAAAGTTTATTGAGGTTTGCTAAGGAAGCATTCATGACACCTGAGGCTGAGTTATGGTTAGCATTCCAAGTCGCTACTACTTATGGCTTGGACAAGGCTACGATGACTGATCGTTTAGATTGGACCCATAACAATCATGAGCTAATCACACTCATCGTTTCTGATCCAATTAGAAACATACATGAGTGGGAGAATGTTGATGAACCGTGGCAGTTCCTTGCAGCTTGTGAGGAGTATTACCATTGTGTCATTGAATGCGACAGACAGCATACAGGTTTACCTGTTGCTACTGATGCTACGTGTAGTGGGTTGCAGATCCTTGCTGGCCTTGCTAGGGATAAATCAACTGCTAAGTTAGTTAATGTATTCCCTAGTGATAAGCCACAGGATGCTTACCGTGTGGTAGCTGAGACTGCTGCACCTTCTTGTCCTGAGTCAATCCAACCACATATGGACCGTAAGGTTGTGAAACGTGTGGTTATGACCATCCCTTACAATGCTAAACCGTATTCCAATCGTGGGTACATCAAAGAAGCGCTATTGGAGAAGGGTGTGGAGGTCGATAAGGATGACTTGACAAAGACCGTCAATGCTGTTAGAGTGGCGATGGAGCAGGTTGTTCCTGGTCCTATGCGTGTCATGAAATGGATTGAGAATGAGGTTGATCGTGCCATCACTCAAGGTCATACACAACTTAGATGGGTTACACCTTCTGGGTTTGTTGTAAGGCAGAAGTTGATGAAGAAGAATATCCAAACCGTCACCCTTCAATTACTGGGACGGTGTAGGATGAGCGTAGCAGTGGAGGACTCCGATAAAGTCGATAAAGCACACCACAAAAATGCTACTGCACCTAACCTCATTCATTCCCTTGATGCTAGTTTGTTGCACCTCAGTGTGTTACGATTTGATGCACCCATTGCATTGATTCATGATTCAGTATTGTGCCGTGCTACTGATATGGACATTCTGTCCGGTTTGGTACGCGAAACCTACATGCACCTATTCGCGGAGCATGATTATCTACGAGACTTTGCGGCTCAGATTGGAGCCGAGAGTGAACCTCCCATCATTGGAGACCTCGAACCTGAGTCCGTCATTAATTCCACCTATTTCTTCTGCTGATGTCCCGTACTATTTTTAAGACCGAACAGCCTGTGACCCTTGAAGGTTATCAAGCTGTACTGAAACCGTCCAAGTTTGGTTACTCTATGTCTGCCATTGTTGGACAAGACTTTGTTGATGAACTTGAATCTGACCGCACCACTACTTTGGAGTGGGCTAAGTCTAAACTGAAAAACCCGAAGCGTTCTACACTCAAGCCTGAGCCGTGGGAAGAAGTGTCTGATGGTAAGTACAAGGTTAAGTTCTCTTGGAATGACAGCACCCGTCCGCCCATTGTGGATAGCGAGGGTACACCTGTTACGAATGAGAACCTCCCATTGTATAGTGGCTCTAGTGTTAAGTTTGCCTGTTACCAGAAACCTTACATCCTGAAGGATGGTGTCACGTATGGCACATCCCTGAAGCTTGTCGGTGTGCAAGTGGTTGAGCTTGGTGGTGGCGCTGGTGTTGAGACTAGCGGCATGGATGCTGAGGATGTTGCTGCATTGTTTGGTAAGACCAAAGGGTTTGTGGCAGGTGAAGAGCCTGAGATTGAACCTGCTGGTGTCAGTGAAGACCTGGAGGATGACGATTTCTGATGGCATTCCGTTCCAAGCTTGAAGAAAAAGTTGCTGGTCTTCTTGTTGAGCTTGGAGTGAAGTATGAGTACGAAACAGTTAAAGTACCGTATGTCATCGAGCATGTCTATACACCAGACTTCATTCTACCTAATGGTATTCACCTAGAATGCAAAGGGTATTGGGATCCTGCAGACCGCCGTAAGATCAAAGCAGTCAAGACTTTACATCCTGACCTTGATCTGCGGATGGTCTTTCAATCTCCATTCAACACGATCAGTAAACGATCAAAGACTACTTATGCCAAGTGGTGTGAGAAACTCTCTATCCCTTGGACCTCTTACAAAAACATTCCACTCAATTGGTTAATCCCATGACTATGAAGCACAGCTACGGCTCTGTTGGTTTTTACGAAGAGATGTTTAATGACATCCTTGCTAATGTAGAAAACGAAGATGCTGAGAACATCTACCAAGGTTTTTTGAACTCACTGGAAGGCTGGTTTAACTATCATGACAATGCAGCACGCAAATATGCAGCATTCCGACAGCGAGTTCGTGAGGCACTTACCGTGTCCTGAATGTGGTTCCTCTGACGCAAACAGTTTATATAGTGATGGTCACACTCACTGTTTTGTTTGTCATCACCACACATTTG